TTATCTAAATGCAGATGCTGGAGAATATCCAGGTGCGTTTGATACACCTTATGAGAATGCTTTGTATTGGTATGAAAAAGATACCTTACTTAAACTTAAAGGTGATGTGCTTAGATACCCTGTTGTCAAACCGTATGCAGATAACGCAATCGTTGTTGTAGATTATAAAACTACGGCTGATTGTTCTGTTAGAGGGTTTACTAGCTCTATCAGAAAGTTCCAATATGATCTACAAGCCGCTTTTTATAAGCGTGGGTTTGAGAAAGCTGGGTTTACGGTACAAGACTTTATCTTTGTGGCACAAGAGAAAAAATCACCCTACGCTTCAAAGATATTCAAAATGAGCCAGGAGGATATGAATAGAGGGTGGCTTCAACTAGAACACACGCTTGGCGAGTATTCGGCTGTTGCGCAGGGGAAACAACAGCCAACTGTATATAACTCGCCGAGTGTGGTTGAGGTCAATCTAGGTGATTAATTGGTTGTGGAACTTTATAGACAAGTGTGTAGAGAAATCACTACAAAAACAATCAGATGAAATGTTTGATAAACATGTAAACCAGGAGGAAGAATGACTAAAAATACTTATACAGCAATCTTAGAGATAGAAGTCCCAAAAAAGCTTGGGTGGATTAGAGGAGAAGAAGCAGAAGAATATTTAAAAGAAACAGTAAAAGAACTTTTGAAAACAAACAATCTTAAATTTAGAAGTTCGTATGACACAAGAAATGGAAAGCGAATATCACATAGGTTAAATGATTTACAACAAAAAATGTTAATTTTGAAAGACAATCAAACCAGGAGGAAGAATGAGCAATCATCATAACGAAGCTAACTTAGAGGCTTTATACGAGGCTGAGTATAAAAAGATATGTAAATACTTTCCAAGAACTAGCGAGAAGAAGAAAAAAGAGTTTGCAGAATTAGCGGTAGAAAGAATATTGAGTCAGAGGAGCGAATAATGACAGATATGGTAAACCACCCGCCACATTACAATAAAGGCGACATACAATTTATTGAGGCCGTTAAATCAGCTTTATCAAGAGAAGAGTTTAAGGGGTTTTGTAAGGCATCAGCTATTAAGTATATTTGGCGTGAAGATCATAAAGACTCAAATATAGAGGACTTGAACAAAGCTATATGGTATCTTAAACAGTGTATCAAGCACCTGGAGGAGTTATGATTGCAAAAGCTAAATGTGAAAAGTGTAACCAGATGATAAGGTTGGATGAGGTCCTTACACATAAGTGCCAGGATCACGTCCCAGAACATCTAAGAAATATACCGGCTGATAAGCTTAAGACATTAAAGGCAATACACACGCCTAAGTTTTAATTTATTGGTTTGGAAAAAAAGAAGGGGCTTGCGCCCCTTTTTTTATAGCTGTGGAACAGCCGAGGGTGGTACTTGCATACCGTCATCAGATGGCGGCAAGTAAAGTAATACTTTATTCTTCTCAGCGGTTTGATCATTACCTTCGTCATCCTTCCAAGTTTCTTCAACTTTCTTAAGACTCATAGTTAATGTTTTGCCAACAAAGTCTGAAGCATTTTGTGGTGGCTCTTTAACAAAACCAACAGCCTTACCTACTCTGGTAAATATTTCAGCGGCAATATCTTTAGCTTGCTCATTAGCACTCCAAAGACTAAACCATTCATTATGATCACGGTAGTTTCCACCATCAATTTGAAAAGTCATGCGTAGCGTCCAATTACCACTTTTTGCTTGATATTTCTCAGCAGCAATAATTTTAGCTTGATATTTACCAGAGGGTGCTACCTCTGGTTTTGGTTGCGATTCTGATTCGCTATATGTGATGTCTGCAAAATCTGACATTATACTTGTACCTCCTGTACGTTTTGAGTTTGATTTTGTATTGTAGCAAAACCAAGTTTCTCTATTAATTTAGTAAGGTTAGGTTCTTCAAAAGCTTCTAACTTACCACTTCTATCTTTGGCCACATAACCCTGACCAATTCTAGTTTGTAACCAACGTGCTTGTACCGGGTTCCCTTCTGCATCTGTATCCTCAATAACTCGCAACGCCAATACCTCATCAAAAAAGTAAGTAATAGATTGTCCCAACTTGGTCCCAACCATTTTAGGTGCTTGTTCAAAAGTACCATCATTATTTACTTTATCTTCTTTACAAATAAACATGACATGCATTTGTAAATCACGAAACGCTCTCATAACATTTGTTACCGACTCTTGGACTTCTCCATAAGCCTTACGAGCGTCTTTGTGCTTGGCTTTCTCAGCCTGTAGTAACAACTCACTTATCTCTGAAATAGAGTCTAAGCAAACTGTATCATATTGCAACCTACCAGATCGTAGAGCTTCATAAACCTCTACTACCTCAGCTGCATTCTTCACTTCAATTGCTTCAACGTTCTTTGCATCTCTAATTGAAAGCAAACCAGCTTCAGCGCTTATAACCAACACCTTACCTGGTGCTGTTTGTGATAAATACGTTTTTCCTGCTCCTGCCATTCCATACACAAGGATTTTTGCGCCTTGATGTTGGACGGCATTTTCAGGAGAAACGATCCTACTTGTTATATCATTTTCCATTTCTAACCTCTCTTCTTAAAATTTATAACTTGAAAAGTATATATCATATTGATACCATGTGTAAATCATTTTTTTTAAGGAGAGTAAAAAATGCAACAACAAAATACTGATAAGGTTTGGTTGGCTAATTATTACCACCGTCAAAGAGCCTTAGCTATACAACAATTAAAGGGGTTAGAAACTATGGGTGTAAAACCAAAATATAAAGACAAAAAAGTGAAAGAGTATTCTTTTATAGACTACATAAGTTTCTTAGGAGATCGTAAGGCGGCAGAAGATTGGGATGTATCCATTCATACTGTGAGATCCTGGCGTTATGGTAATAGACAGCCGTCAATCAGACAGGCAAAAGAAATCATAAAAGCTACGGAGGGCAGATTAAATTTTGAATCTTTCTACGGTTCAGTTGACGATATTGTAAAAGTAGAAGAGTAAGATGTTTAATCTTAATCTGTCTGAGGATGAGTCAGCCTTAGATATAGCGCTTGCCTATTATGACGAGGGCTATAACGTTGTCCCATTACAAAGATCAAACAAAAAACCGCCAAGCTTTCTAAAAGGCTGGGAGCAGTACAAAACTTCTAGGCCAGACAGAAAAACTGTTGAGCAGTGGTTTACTGGCAGAGACAATCTAGTTGTTGCATTAGTCTGCGGTAAATTTGTTGTGGTTGATGCTGACTCACCAGAAGCTATGGACTGGGTAGAAAATAATCTACCGACATGCCCATTTAAGGTTAGAACCGGTAAAGGTATGCACTATTATTATAATAACCCCCAAGCATATACAACCTTTGCTACCAGACGAACGAACGAGACCCCTATTGAGCGTTTGATTGATATAAGGGGCGAAGGTGGTCTTATTATTGCAGCGTACAACAGACACGCTAACGGGCAGTTATATCAACCGCTTAGATTAGATGGTTGGGATGTATTTGATCATAACGATTTACCAGACTTTACATCTGTAGAGTTTGAAAAGATTACAGGTGTACCCAAAGTTGATTCAACTGCTAGAACCGCACCTTTTGCTTTGGAGGGTGTCAAAGAAGGATCACGTAATGATGGTGCCGCAAGAATAGCAGGTTACCTTATATCCAAAGATGTCAATATAGAGTTTTGTAAAACTTTCCTCCAAAGCTGGAATCTTAATAACAATCCACCCTTACCCCAAGCAGAAGTAGATAGTGTTGTAGATAATGTTAAGAAAACTCACGATAGAAAAAATCAGATTGCACCTTTGTTCGTGCAAACCAAAGAAGATGTAAAACCGCCAAAAGATCTATTTAATCCACCAGGGTTACTTAAAGACATGTATGACTTTTGTGAAGATATAGCACAAATATCACAACCAGAACTATCTATAGTAGCGGCTTTAGCTCTAGCTAGTGTTACGTGTGGCAGATTATATAAGACTGAGATGAATAACTTTTCTTCACTTTATTTTATGTGTATTGCAAAATCTGGACAGGGTAAAGAGAATATTAAAACCTTTGTAGAATCTGTATTAGGTGAATCACTCCACGACAAGTTGGTGGTCGGGGATGGGTATACATCATCTGGTGCAGTTCATTCCGTTTTGAAAATGCGACCAACACAAATAACTATTATGGATGAGTTTGGTAAAAGATTAGAAAACATAAGCCAATCCGGCAATAGCAACAGAGAGGACGGTATTCAAACTTTGATGGAATCTTGGGGTAGATGCCACGGTACGTTAAGACCAGATAACTATTCGCTTATGAATGTGCAAGAAGAATACAAAGAAAAGGTTATGAACAGAGTCACTTATAAACCTGCCATAACTTTAGTTGGGTTATCAGTCCCAAAAAACTTTTACAAAGCCCTTAACGGAGGACGTATTGCAGATGGTTTTCTCAATAGGTTTATGGTAATAGAATCCAAAGAGCCAAGACGCATTAGCAGTCTAAAGAAACACAAAAAACCACCATTACAAATAATCAACTGGGTAAACTACATAAGAAGAGATAGAGGGCAGTTAAGCGAAGCCACTATGAACAACTCTCAGTTTGATATAGACCAAACAGTCTTGCGCTTTGATAGTGAGTCAGAGCAACTGTTGCAAGAGTTTGCGCAAGAGATAGTAAAAAGACAAGACGTTTTAGAGAGAGATAATTTAGAACCACTACTAAGTAGATCAAAGGAAAAAGCTATGCGGTTATCATTAATATGTGCTTTGTCCTCCAACGCTGACTGTAAGACTATTACAGCAGATATAACTAAATGGGCAATTGACTATGTGCGATATTACGATTTGCTCTTTATAGAAGCATGTAGAGACCGTGTAGCTAGTTCCGCTACAGAAGCAAAGATTAAACAAGTATTGTCCTATATACGATCTAGAGGGGGTGAGGGCATATCTAAGCGTGAAGTAGATAGGCATGAGTTGTTTAGAAGTATGAAGTCGCATGAGGTAAAGGAAATAATAGAACGTCTGAAAAATGCAGGCGAGATACAAGAAATGGATATTAAA